CTTTACTGCCAAACTTAACTTTGACAAAGTCGATGTGATAGTGTAGTATACCCTCTGCAATACATAACCACATGATTGTAAAAGGATTTGTAGTATAGAAAAAACTAAAGACAAGTAATGCTACTAGGCTTGTCCAGACATGGTCAACGCTATGACTTATACCAATAGGATCACGATAGATGCCTTTATGCACCGTTTGTTTATAGGTCTGTATTACAAAGTCTGCGTAGCAATGTTTGATTTGCAATAAGAATAGAAGTAATATAATTTCCATGTTGTACTATTTATAATACTACATGTTAATAAATAATGCAATCGGATTGGTGAAATTAACTAGTTGGTAAACTAAAACTAAATCCGCCCTTAATTTGCTTACCAGAAAACCAATTAGCTTCCATTTTAGCTTTCTTCTTGAAATTTGGAGGATAAACTACATTGATTTTATCCACTATTGCATCATCTTGTTTAGTGTTCATGTAGCACTTGACCTGCACCATAGCCGAGCTATTTAAGAACAAACGTATTGCTTCACCAAAATCTATTTCAGGATCTGAATTCACATGCTGTGCTACTAGACTGGCTACCCTGGCTAAACATATAAATCCTACAAAACTGCCAGACTTGTATCCTCCTAAATTAAAGATTCTTTGTAGGACACGAGGAACTTTGGCCAAATCTTGTGGCATAGCAGGTTTAATAATTTGCTCAGGGCTCTTAGGATTACCAGTAAGCTGATAATTAGGATCTCGGGGATTCTCCATTAATGCTTCTATTGCCTGTTTTTCATCTGCATTAATGAGACCAAATTTTAATCCTAATTCTAATGGGGCATTTCTCTGATGTTCTTTACAAATGTCTAATATTTCTACTGCATAAGGATAATTAGCAATGTGTGTTCTACCAGTCTCCGTTTCCTGTGCCTGTTCCTTTGCCTTCCAAACATTATTGATAGATCCGTTGGCCCCAGTCTTACCTTTACTGCTGACACCGATTTCTTTACCTGCAAGATGTATATAACTATCTACTAAACCGTTAGTTTGACTTACCGGATAACTAATAGTGGCTTTGGATACATCACCCGCTTTGAACACATCTGACACAGCTTTGGTAAAGTCTCCTTTGACACTAGGGTGTCCTGATATCATGGCTATCGGACATAAAACTTCGCCGAAGTCATCTTGTAGTGCCGGTTTTAGTTTTGCTCCGTCCAGAAATACTATAGGCTGACCAACTATTGCGAACTTCAGTCCATGCGACAGCATGGATCCGTTTACGTGCTGAGATACTGCATTTACGATAGTATTGATAGATTTCCTACCACTGTCTGCGATGCCTACATCAAATGGTTTAAGTCTTGCATCTGCTTTAACAGCGGCACTGCTAGGTTTATCTGCACTACCAGCACGTAGACCTGCTACTGCTTTGATTTCTTTATCTAGTATAGTATTATTAGAGCTTTTCTTTGAAAAGAAAGCCCCTATAAACATTTCTTGTCCTTCATCGGTGGCAAATATCGCAACACCGAATGATTTATGACGATTAGTTGGTTGATTAACCCAGATTATCTTGTTCATATCACCTCCGGTTAGTGCAAGTATATCGGCTTGCATATCTTCGGAAGTTTCATATTTGTCTGCTCCGTCCGGAAATTGCCAGTTCCAGGATTGGAATTTATATTCCACTCCAGTAGGATCTGTATAAGGTTCGCCTGGAGTACCGGCACGTATACCGTTTGATTCTAAGATAATTTCAATTACACGCATAGTGTAATATTTATGCTATTTCAGGGAACAGGCATTCCTGGATGAATATACGTACATCTTCCTCGTCGAGCCCTAAACTGGCCATAACACGGGGTGTATGTGGGTTTTGTTTTTGATTATCACAGTAATAATTTTGGAAACTGGTAGTATCTAATACGGTATTGTTAGTTTCACCTACTGTAGATAGATAGTGCGATAGTGTAGTCTTAGCCATTTCTGTAATCTGATCCAGTTCTGCTTCGTCCTGGACATTACCTGCGGCAACCATGTGTTCGGTAAAGATACGCTGTGCCCACTCGGGTAAGGCACGCGGTTTGCGCCATTCTAGTTTACTTACTTCTTGGCCAAACCATTCTATCATAGGATGAAATGTATCGCCTGCCGGGCTAAAATCATGGAAACAGCCGGTCATCTTCCTAGCACCAGCTACTACGTCAAACCCATATATTGGAGCAGGATTATGTATGTGTGGAAAGATGCAACAATGCATCATCCAGAGCCCTCGTGTATCTCGTGCATCAACCACATCAATATGAGCGCGGCGATAAAGAGGAGAACTCCATACACGATTAACCCACCCAGGTTGGTTAAATCGATCCATTCCAGGTTCAAAGATTTCAGTGCCAGTCCGGCCAAATTCAGTCTCCAATAAGTGCTGAATATTTATTAATGTATCCCATACCTTACTCATTTATACACCGCGTTAAGCATTTTAATAGCATATTCGAAAGCTGTACGAGCTTCGGGCGCCATATCATCTGTTAGTTTAGCTCTTAGATTATTTTTTAATGTAGTAGCATCTTCAAATTCTAATGCATAGTGAGTAGGTGCAGGAATGATCTTTTTAATCATCTGTCCGCCGTATAAGTCTCCCATGTGCCACACGTATAAATGAGCCAGTGCCTGATAGGGTGTAAGATTTTCTATATAATCGATATATTCGTTTACTACCGGGTTATTACTGTTATCACTAGGAATCCAATCGCCATTTCGAATAGCAATGTAATCTTCAAACAGAGGCCTGGCACGTTTAATTCCTTGCAAATCGTCTAATAAATCGCCTTGTTCACATTTAGATTCTATCGCGGCATAAAACATGTGTCGCCAGTATGTCCATTCTTCCCATGTATCCAAAGGCAATGATTTAGCAAACACCGCTTTCATAAAAGGTGTTTGTTCAGCGGCATCGTGCAGATCTGCTGTGAGTTCTTTTAGACTCATTCTTCTTCCAATTTAATCTGTAATGGATAACTGTTGGTACGAGCTTGGTTAGTTGCTTCAACAGCTTTGGCTTCGGCGATTTCAAAACTGTATAATCCGGCTACACCTGAACCAGTTTCATGCACTTGCAACATAATATCTTGAGCCGAATTTTGTGTGTGTTTGAATACATCAACCAGTATTGCAATAACAAACTCCATTGGAGTAGTGTCATCATTTAACAGAATAACTTTCCAACGCTTCGGTTCTGATATAGAGATTTTAATTTTTTCGTCGATTACTACATCTGTTGTTGACATGTTTACTCTTTCTCGTAAGTGGGGGAGTTTCCTCCCCCTGTTGATTATTTAATTTTAATTGTACGTGGTTGTAGTGCTTCTGGAACGATACGCTCAATTTCAACAATAAGCATACCATCTTTCACTTCAGCATCTTTCACTTCCATGTATTCTGCAAGAGTCCAGCTTTGTGCAAAATCACGACTGGCAAGACCACGATGCAAATATTCTTTGCCCTCTTGATCTTCTTTTTGAGATTGTGTACCACGAACAACTAATTGATCTTGATCCACTTCTACAGTGATTTCGTCTTTGCTGAAACCCGCTACTGCGATCTCGATAGCATATTTGCTATCGCTATACTTCACAATGTTATGTGGAGGATAGTTACTATTTTGCAATCTAGTTTGATTAAAATATTGATCAAATCCTACTAGTGCTCTACTTAGGTTGGCGAATTCCGCCGGTGTTACAGTTCTTAATTGCATTGTTGCCATTTTTTATCTCCTTATAATTAAGCAAGAATGTGTAGGGCCCGACCATCGGCGCCCTACAAGTATATTATATTACTTCTTCTCGTCTGCGTCAACTTCTTTGAAGCTGGCGTCGACAGTTTGGCTATCATCAGCTGTTGGCTGGGCTGCCTTGGCTTGCTCAGCTTCTTGCTTCTTAGCCATCACAGGTCCCATTGCTTCGAACAATTTTGGAAGTGCTTGCTGGATTGCTTCAGCATCGTCGCCCTTAGTTGCGGTATCCAAATTATCTAAAGCAGTAGTGACTGCTGTTTTTTCTTCTTCTGTAAGTTTGTCTTTGAATTCCTCAAAGTCTTTCTTCAAACTATGTGCCTGTGCGTCTGCCTGATTACGTGCCTCAATAAGTTCTTTCTGTTTCTTATCTGACTCGGCATTTTCTTCAGCTTCGCGAATCATACGATCGATATCTTCTTTGCTGAGTCCTGAATCACTCTTAATGGTGATCTTGTTCTCTTTGCCAGTATTTTTATCCTTGGCACTTACATTAAGAATACCGTTAGCATCGATGTCTAGAGTAACTTCAATCTGTGGAGTACCACGCATTGCTGGAGCGATACCTTCTAGATTGAATTCGCCTAATAGTTTGTTGTAACGGAACAAATCACGTTCACCTTGTGCTACTTTGATAGTAACTGCTGGTTGGTTGTCTTCTGCTGTTGAGAAGGTTTGTGAATGTTTAGTTGGGATTGTTGTATTCTTCTGAATCAACTTAGTAAACACACCGCCCATTGTCTCGATACCCAATGTCAATGGAGTAACGTCTAACAATAGAACGTCTGTCTTGTCACCAGCTAGTACAGCACCTTGTACTGCGGCACCTGCGGCTACAGCTTCGTCTGGGTTAACATCACGACGTGGAGCCTTGCCAAACAGTTTCTCAACTGCTTCTTGTACCTTAGGCATACGTGTCTGACCGCCAACTAGAATAACTTCGTCGATGTCTGCGGCAGTAACCTTGGCATCTGCCATACAGGTCTTGCATGGATCGATTGAACGTGCAATCAATTCTTCAACCATAGCTTCGAATTTAGCACGTGAAATAGTTACATTCAAGTGTTTTGGACCACTAGAATCTGCTGTGATGTATGGCAAGTTTACTGTGGTTGAATTTGAGCTAGACAATTCAATCTTGGCTTTTTCTGCGGCTTCTTTCAAACGTTGTAAAGCTAATACATCTGTCTTAAGATCCATGCCGCTTTCTTTCTTAAATTCAGCAACTAGGTGATCCATTAAACGTTGATCGAAATCTTCACCGCCTAGGAATGTATCGCCATTTGTAGCAAGTACTTCAATCTGCTTATCGCCATCTACATTTGCAATTTCGATAATTGAAATATCAAACGTACCACCACCTAGATCGTATACAGCAATCTTACGATCTTTCTTATCTGTCTTATCAACACCGTAAGCAAGAGCGGCCGCTGTTGGCTCATTAATGATGCGTAGAACTTCTAGACCAGCAATCTTACCTGCATCCTTAGTAGCTTGGCGTTGGCTGTCGTTAAAGTAAGCAGGCACGGTGATAACTGCTTGAGTAACTGTTGTACCCAAATAGTCCTCTGCTGTCTTTTTCATTTTGCGCAACACTTCTGCTGACACTTGCGGAGGAGCAAGTTTTTGTCCATTTGCTTCAACCCATGCGTCACCGTTTTCTGCCTTGACAATTCCATAAGGCATTAAACTGATATCTTTCTGTACTTCCTTTTCGTCAAATTTACGTCCAATTAGACGTTTGACTGCGTACAATGTATTCTTTGGGTTTGTGACTGCTTGTCGTTTTGCTGTTGCACCTACTAGGATCTCGTCCTTTGTATATGCAATGATTGATGGTGTTGTTCTAGCACCTTCGCTGTTTTCAATTACTTTAGCAACTCCGTTTTCTAAGATTGCTACACAGCTATTTGTTGTACCTAAATCGATACCGATGATTTTACTCATAATATTCTCCTTTAATTAAGCGAGTAATGCGGGCACCTTGCCCATTTGTACTAAACCCTTACGGCGTTTCAGCACGTAATTATTTATCTCTGACAGATTATTCTTTTATATTTTCGAATAAAAATTCTGCTTCTGGAATACGTGTATGGGTATTTTTACTACCTAAAACTACTACTATCCGTTTGCCTACGTCTGTGTCTAACATCATAACTATACATCCGCCCGACGCATTTATATAACCCGTCTTGCTTACTATAAATTTATGCCTTTTGCCTATGATAGGGTTTGTATTGTGAAATACTAACCAACGCTTTCTCACTTTTATCTTAACTTCGCTGGTACTTGCGGCACGGACAATTTCTGGATAAGTGCTGGCATGTTTAACTAAATGTATTAGATCGCTAGCAGTACTAACATTCATTAGACTTAGTCCTGTGGGCTCAACGAAATTAGTATTTTCCATGCCTAGCCAATGTGCCTTAGCATTCATGGCCGTGATACAGTGAGTATAGCCGGTGGGATAATTGTCGCAGAGATTTTTTGCCGCCATATTATCGGATCTCACTAAAGCCATTTCTATCAGTTGTTTTCTCGTAAAAAGACCAATTTTTTCCTCTAATGGTTGATTAGCATCTAATACTACTATTACCGTCATAAGTTTGCTTATACTAGCGATACTACGCACTTGCTCAGGATTAGAGCTTTGAAGTATTTTGCCGTTTTCGTCAGCAACGAGCCAACTTTTAGCAGTAAGAGAAGGCCATTCGAGTGCGTAACTATAGGAACTGACCAATAATCCTATTAGGATTATAAGTTTTCGATAGTTGACCATTTTTTAAGTTTTTCACGTTTGTTTAATGCGGCTTGTTCAATGTTAGTCCAACTGACAACATCCATTTCTTGTAGGATTTCAATCATGGCATACAAATCGCCTAGTTCTTCTTCCAAGTGTTCTCTATTGGTTTTGGGTTTACCTGGCTTAAAGTTATCAAGCCCAAAGCGACTAATTTTACTTACCGCTTGTATAACTTCAGCACACTCTTCTTGGAGAATGTCCATTACTTCTTTAGTTTGACTGTCCATTTTGTGCCTCTTGTAAAATTTCAATTAATTGTGGAATAATTTTTTCATCTAATACTACACTATATCCTTTAGCTGACCCTGTATTAAGTTTAATTTTAATAAGTGAATCTACAATGTCTACCCAACAGTAGACTTCTCCATCGGGTTTAGTTATTTCTCTCATCTCTGATTTGCAAATGGTGCAATATAAACACCTGCACTTGTTGTACTTGTGCGTAATGTATTATAGACATTTTGAATGCCTACTGCCTGGTTCCACGCATCCTCTAAAGCATGATGGGCCGTTACCGGAGGACGTTTAGGGTCTATTCCTAGATCGAACGCTGTGCGTACATCTCTGACTTCCCAAAACTTCCATGGAATAGCACGGTTAATCTTGCGGAATACATGTTCACAGATTATAATATCAAAACACGATCCATTGGACCAAACACGTTTAGCACCCCAGCAGAATTTATAAAGTCGAGCAAATGCTTCTTCGATATCAATTCTTCCTTCGGGATCAAAGGCAGCTTCTTGTGCCTCTTTACTTTGATTAGCCCACCAAGCGATTGTATCATCGTTGGTAGTTAGACCAATACGATCGCAACTATCTAAATCTACTTTGCAATAAAAACTATCCATTTTTGGTTCTTTAATCTCAGATCCGAATGGGTCGAATTTTACAGCACCAATTGTAAGAATGGCGGCGTCTGGAGTTGTATTTAGAGTCTCCAAATCTATCATAATGTCTGTTAGCATACAAACATTATAACAGATCTAGTTTGCTGTGTCAATACATTTTTTTGGGCAGTTGCTGGCCTTCGAGTTTCTTTCTCCAGCGAGCACGAGCCGCACCTTTTTTACGCTTACGTTCTGTAGTGGGTTTTTCGTAAAATTCCTTGGCTCTCAACACGTCTAACAGTTTTGAATCATCAATCTTACGTTTGAATCTTCTCAAAGCCTGATTGATATTTTCACCGTCACGGACACTGACTCCTGTGCCTTTAATCTTCTTGGGTATCATCGTCGTTACCTTCCTCCTCTGCTTTAATTTGTTCGACAATCCAATCTAAGTTATAAATTCTATTTTTACTTAATAATTGGTATGGAGTTGTTTCATCTTTGGTCATGTAATAGGCATTAGGATGCGATAACATAAAAGTGACAAACTTATGTGTTATTGGATCACAATTATCAACATCAATAATTATGCAATCTACTTGATGGCTTACACTTAACATCCAACCAATATCTATATCATCATTATCAAATATAAAGACATTCAAGTCTTCCATACTTCTACTTAATATTGTTTGAAACTGTTCTTTAACGTGGTTACCGGGTTTAACTAATAGATAGCTCAAGTTACTGTTAAAAAATCTATCCGGCGGAGTTATTAGAGTTATTTTTCCTAAGTTCATGTATGCGTTCTTCAAAATATTCTATTTTTTCTGGAGTATAATCGCTAAATCTTGGACCGTGTTTTTTAGTCTCTTCGACAAACGCATATAATTCAGGTTCAGTGTCATTGTTTACAATAAAATCTTCAAACTTGTGATCACTGTATTCTTTATATAGCTGATCAACTGGTGACAGTCCTACAATTCTTGACCAGATACTAGATGTACCTTGTTCTTGATTTTGAACGTATCCTATTTCAGATCTATCACTTGTATCTTCCCCGTAGGATCCTTGGTCATATAAGTCTTTTTTTTTGAGCCGTCTTCTTCTGAATACACAGTATCTATTTGTGGTTCTGATATTTCAGCTTCTTCTAATTTTACTTCTTGACCTTCGGCATTTATATATGTTTCACCTTTGGCTACTCGTTCTTCTACGGTAGAATCTGGTTGCGCTATTGCCTTCTCGGCTTCTTCGATCATCTTATTCCATTTTTCCAATTCACTTTCTTCTGTCAATGGAACATGAGCTTCTTCCGGTGCAGTTATATCACCTCCTAGTGCTGTCACCGGCGTTTCGTCTGGAATATCTAAGGGAGCATTTGGATCTGTTAATTTTTCTAATGCAACATGATCAATTTCTTCTTTAATCTGCTCAATCTGATGTTCTGTCAAAGGACCATCATCTTTCTCATAGTCTGCGGGCTTTTCACCGACATCTGCTACATACGGATCAGGAGTATTTTTGTCTAATTCTTTTTGTTCTCTAGCCCAACCGAATGTCATTTGGCTAGCAAGTAACATAATAACTGCTAGTGGATCAAATACTATCACGATTAGGATAATAATCCAAGTGACTGCTTGCTCTAGTAAGGACGCATCTGGGTTGGCTCCATAGATAAAGGCAGCGATATACTTAATAGGGCCAACTTCGGCTTCGACCTTACGTACTTCTGCACGTATTGGAGCCGCTTGGTCGTTAAGATCAGCAATAAGTTTCTGCTGGGTTTCAATATCTTTGGCAAGTGAAACCCTGTCCTTCTGCTGACTCTTACGTACAGCGTTGGCTTTGTCGGCACCTTTTTCATCTGACGAACGACCCATGATCTGGTCCACTGCTTCATCCATCTGTTTAAGCTGTTTGCGGTCAGCTTCGATATTCTCTTTGGCAGTTTTGATCTTTTCATCAAAGATTGCGATTTTACTTTGTACATCACCACTCACTAGATTTTGATCGTTATGTGCTTTTGACAAGAATCCAAAGATACCCATCGAAGTAATTATCATGAGAACAATCACTGCTATGCTCATGTAGATTTTCATGAAGCGTGGAACACGTTCCCAATTGGCTTTTAACCAAGAGGCGCAGACAAGTTTGCCGACTTCTAGAGCTGAACCCATAATAATAATTGGAATCACTGCCGCAGAAAATATAGCGGTCAAACCTACTACAGAATAGTAGATTGCGACCGCCGATATTGTAAGACCTGTTAGTAGTAGTAGATACGCTAGTATCATTGTTGCCTTTCTATTATAAAGGATTACCCTGTAGTGTTGTACCGGAAATCTGAGTTACTGAAACTGTACCATAAATGTTGCTGGCAGTGGAATTTGGAGGAGTTACTATTACTTTAAGTTGGCTATCGCCGTTTGAAGCAGGATTGTACACACGATAACTGCGACTGTAAGTGCCACTTGATGCATTGCCAATAATGATAGCATTAGTAATGATATCCTTAATAGCGACTGCCGTTGTAGTTACTGCTGTACCACCAACACCTGTATAAGCTGTGTTTGTTGTTGATGAACCTACAGTTGTTAACCCTGTATCATATTCATTTGTGTATGTACCGTTGGTGCTTTGTCCGATTAACTTTAGGTAGTTGTTCCACTCGCCTAAAATGAATTCGTCACGATCGAACACTGCCGTAAAGCTCAAAGCTGTTGGTTGTTGTGTAGCGTCCAAAGTACCTGCTGTAAATGCACCAGTTACAGTACTTGGTGTAGCATTTGTACTGGCTACTTGATTAGTAGCTGTTACACTGACATTTTCAATGCGACAATCACTAAGATTAGCCAATGCTTTGATAATCAAATCCCAACGCACATTGCCCTGAGCTAATACCAATGCTTGTGCCGATGACATAGCGCTGGCATTAGTGTATGCAGAGTTATCCCAATCATACGGATTCACTCCACCACTTGCTGTATTAGCTGTAGAAGAGGGGTAATATGTACTCAAGTCTAGCGTAATACGATAGCTCGATGGTGTAATTTGATTTAAGTCTTGTTGGTATCCTGATCCGTATCCCATAATGGATGCTCCTAGTTTATAGTATATTTAGCCTAAAATTACTTAAACACAATTAAGGCTAGCATAGCGGCCTGGCAGAAAAAACCAAACCCTATGGTCACTATATTCAAAAAATCCTTCTGGATTGCGGCTTTTATAAAAAAGCAGAACAATCCAGCCCAACTAAACAAAACCATGTCCACTGGAGGCATTTTTTCGGTCAATCCGGTGAGTACAGCCAACATTGTAGGTATTGTAGCTAAGTGTAGCAGAATAACTGCTACCCAACCCATAGTTTCTGCACTTACATGAGGAGCATGTTCCTTTATATTTTTAACCCACAAATCTAAATCAAGTAAATCGTGTATTTGCTTTTTAATAGCTTCCATATCGAATTTCATCGCTGTCCTTAATTATAAAAAATATGATGTCCAATCTTGGCTACAGGTTTCTTATCCCAGCCAGGGTGGATATAGTCCCCATGAAAATATAAAGCATTTTTCAAATCTGGAAGACGGAACCCTTCCAAAAGTACTTTTTTAGCTACTTCCATGCTTTCTGTGTATACAGGTCCATTCATAGGCTTCATAGCACTGGGACCTTCACAATACCAGCTAAACTGGCACATGACTTTTTCATATACAACATTCTTTTGATATACAACCTTGCAGATATCGCTTGGGAATTGTCCACTTTCTGCACGATTGATTGTGACTTGTGCAACTGCTACTTTGCCTTCGAAAGGCTCATAACCTGCTTCGTGATATATGTTACGAGCTAGACAATCTAGTTGTGTTTGTCTCAATTGAGCTGTAACTGGACTCGCTTGTTCGCGAGCTTGTTTGAGGTGTTCGAATTTTTTCGAAACTGCCATTTGTGCTACTGCTATTAGACTTATTGCTACCAATAAGTTTACTGCTATTTTGATAATGCGTATCATTTTTGTCTCCTTTACGCTGGATGAGGTGTCGCTACCACCGTCATTGGTTAATGTTTGGCTGTATCTATTTCTCCTTAAATTAATAGCCGTCGCCCCAAAACTCTTTGGGGACAATATATAGTTATCCTCTGTTGCTAGAGGAAAAGTACTATGTTTATACTTAGTCACAGTTTAACGTCGCATTCTTGAAATGTCAACTGCTTGTTCATCGCTAAAAACCGGCACTGCGTTGCTTTTATGCATGGTTGCAATGCCTTTTACCATAGTTCCTGTGTAGATTTTGGCCGGTGCTAATGTGGCATTCCCCATGCCGGAATCTCTACTTTTGATATGAGCAGTAGTATTACGACCCGCAGGAATGGCCAAACTATAACCAGAAGTAGCTAGATTACCAGCACTCAGGGCTCGTTTACGTTTCTTCTGCTCTTGCTCAATATTATATTTTTTAAGCAGTTCTTTCCATTCATGATCCAATTGTCTTGCCTTTCTTGCATGTTCTGCTGAAGCGAATTTTTGTTTGCCTTTCTTTTTGCCTGTAGTTGAATACATAGGCGGCAACAAGTGCATACTCATTAGCGACATCCGATCATTGTAATATTTTTAGCATTGTTGGCAATCCAAGCACCGTACTTTTTGTGAAATTTATCAAAGGTCTCTCCTAACTTGTTAGGATCCAATGGTAAATGATAATAACTAAGCCAAGTTTTAATCACTCTAGCTAGATCTTCTCTAGATAAATGTGCCATGGCCAAATCAAGATAATTTTGAGCTTCTTTATTCACTCTATTTTCTGATTTTCCCGTCATCTCTTTGCCACATATATGCGCAAAATATTGTGCATCAAATTTTAATTGATTCCAAAATTTATTCTGTTCTGGTGTCAAAATAAATCTCCAAAAGTTATAACAATACTAGTATTATACTAGCAAATCCGACTTGTGTCAATTATTATTATACTCGGAAACTTTCTCCACATCCGCATTCACCTCTGGAATTGGGATTGGTGAATTCGAAACCTTCATTGAGTCCATTGCGGACCCAATCCATTGTTAAGCCTGATAAGTAAGGCTCGTCTTTCATACTTACAAGTACACAGAATTCGTTTTGAGCATAATTGATTATGCCTTCTTCTCCGTCATACTTGTCCACATATTCCAACACATAGGCCAAGCCCGAGCAACCGGTAGTTTTTACGCCTATGCGAATACCAACGCCTTTACCTCGACGTGCCAAATTCTGTTTGATTTTTTTACTGGCTGTGTCTGTTACGGTAATCATCTAATGTAGATTGTTTTTCTGTTTATAATCCGCAATGGCAGACTTCAATGAATCTTCCGCTAGGATTGAACAATGTATCTTTACCGGAGGTAAAGATAGTTCCTCTGCAATCGCTGAATTTTTAATTGTACTTGCTTGTTCAAGAGTTTGTCCTTTTAGCCATTCAGTTACTAGAGATGAACTTGCAATAGCACTGCCACAGCCATAGGTTTTGAATTTTGCATCTACAATAATTCCGTCTTCGACTTTAATTTGCAACTTCATTACATCTCCGCAGGCCGGACTTCCGGTGAGTCCTGTGCCAACGTTGGGATCATTCTTATCAAACGATCCTACATTTCGAGGGTTTTCATAATGGTCGATTACTTTGTCTGAATAGGCCATATTAGTTTGGAACTAGTACAATTTTTTGTGTATTAGTTTGTGGATCAATCATTTCCTGCCAATGATAGCCAGCTGGTGGTGCTTGTACAGTCGGCTGTGTATAGATAACACTGGGTTGTTGTACATACACTGGAGGTTGTTCAACAATTACTGTGCGAGGTTGAGCAATTTCATAACCAATTACTCCGCCTATTACAGCTGGAGCGACCCACCCCATTCCGTAACCGCCTCGATAGCAACAGCCGCCACGATATCTAAATCCCTCGTGTGCTTGAGCCTGTGGGCTGTAGGCAAACAAAGCACTCATTGCCAAAATACTGGCAAACACTGAACCAATTATAAGTTTACTTTTCATACTATTCTCCTTGGCATATAATATAATAACGCCTTAGACTAATATTTAGTTGACTTATTTGGCTTCTTTACGAGCATTTTTAACTGCTGTAACATCGTTACGAGTTTCTTTACACAACTTTGCAAGTTCTTGCAAATGTTTACGAACACGGGTACCTGCGGCACCAACTTCTTTGTCGTAGAATTTTTCGAAATCTGATTCCATAGCTTCTACTAACGCTGTGAATTCTGTATATTTGTTTTGGGCCATTTAATTCTCCTTTAGGCAAGTACGAGTACTTAGCACTAGTATAAAGGAGTTAAAAATAAATGTCTAGTCAATTGGCTATCACATTTGGACTGCCGGCAGTGATTGCCCCGCCGTCCGTTGAATCCCCAACTCGAGCCACCGCTATACCACCTACGAAAACATTGCCCGACCCTACATTGATAACTGCACTGTGTGGAACACATTGATTGCCACTAGGAATGGTGTGGGGTGCAGTTGGATTGCCTTTACATTCGATTGGTATGCCGTTGGCAAAAACCTTCGCGCCAGCACCAGTGGGCCCAACTACTGTCGTAGTACTGTCACATCCATGTCCGGTAGTTGTTGGGTCACCTTGTCTTGCTACAGCTGGCATTATGCTAGTTTAATTCCTGTTGTTTGTTCTGTATAACGATCAGCCGCATCCTTAATTGTTGGAGCTATGACCATTATTGTATTTCTATTTATAGTTACTTCGGTATCCGGATCTGTAGTAAACAAGAACGGAACTAGTCCTATTCCATCTTTAGTAGCTGTCAAGCATAGTGGTTTACTAACACGAACACCTAATGGGTTTTCTTCTACTAGCTTTGCTACTATCTCTTCACCGGCTGAAGTTTTAATAGTCACTACTTCCCCAGGTGTTATACCTTTATTAATTAACATATTATACCTTTTCGAAATGTTTCTTAAGTTCTGTGAACCCGCCTATATAATTATCGTCTAAAAATATTTGAGGCAAAGTTCTGGCTGTTGGTACAGCCTCTAATAATTGCTCTTTAGTCCAATCAGTTTGTACGTTACGTTCTTCGTATTCAATACCTTTCATCTCTAGTAAGGCTTTGGCCTGCACACAAAATGGACAGGCGTTTTTGCTCCACACTATTGCTCTCATTCTTATTCCTTTTTACTTATTATACTGCGGGCAAGGCATCATAGTCAATGCCATCGCTCATCACACCAATTACATAATTGGTCGATTCGGATTCTTGTAATGCTGTTTGTTTACTACTTGTATTAACGTGTTTATTGAACCAAGGGATCGGAGTTGACCTAGGGGCGGCCTGTTGATATTTGATTCCAATATCTTTAAGTGCGCCCACTGCTGTATAGTCTACAAAGTCTTTGAGAATGTTTGCGTTTAATCCAATAACTGGACCTTTCTTAAATAGGTAGTCTGCCCATTCCTTTTCTTCACGGATAACATCCATGTAAAGAGCATATACTTCCTGTTCACATTCCTGCTTTGCTTTGGCGAATCGACTATCTTCTTTAACCACTTGGTTAATCAAAAAAGCAGTCCAACCTTTGTGCAATAATTCATCTTGTAGAATTAAACTGATAATGTTACCATTACCAATAAAGATCTTGTTCTCTATCATAGCAAGACTTGTAGCAAAACTAACCATAAAGCGGAACGCTTCAAGGGCGTAGCTGGCATTTAGGGCTAACCAAATAGCCTTGATGTGATCTACCTCTTTAATGTTCCCGTTACATTCCACAGCACAATTGATTTGGTGTAGATCGTCGTAGTATTTGCCTACACTCGATGCCATACTAATAATCTCTTCAGTGTCGTGAATTGTATTAAACACATCCTTGGGCACGTTGTAGATATTACGGATTATGTGACTATAGCTCTTGCTGTGGATGTTGGTTTCAAAGAACCCCCAGTTGTACATGAGAGCTTCGACTTCTGGAATGGAACACACCGGAGTAAATACTTGTGTTGGTCCACGACCTTGAAGACTATCAAGTGCTGTTTGACGTAATAGATTTGAAGTAAAAATATGTTTAACTGCATCGCTCGCATCCTTAAAGTCATTTGCGTCTTTGGTAAGACTTATCTCTTCAGGTTGCCAGAAGAAGCCTCGGGCTGTCGCTTCAAAATCTGCAATCTTCTTGTATTTAACCTCTTCGAATCTCTGTATAGTTACAGGACCAGCTGGATCCAAAAACATCTTACGATTCAAATAGTCTGTCTTTGTCTGTAGGTTATATTGTTGTTTGCTCATAGTTTGCATGCCTCGCAGTCATCTTCTAATTCTTCGTAATGGAATCCGTTCAGTTGGACACCATCGACTTTTGTTTCTTCAACTTCGACTGCCTTACTGCCAGCTTTATTAATTAGACTATAATAGAACGTTTTTAATCCCCATACTTGAGCTTGCATCAAGTTCTTAGCGATCAGTGTAGTTGGTACTTTACGATCCGCAAAGTGTGCTGGATTGTAAAAAGTGTTAGTACTTATACTTTGATCAACATAGGCGGCAAGAACTGCGGCGGTTTTAATATACCCATCGCAGTCTCGTTGATCCCACATTAGCTGATACTTGTTCTTAAGTTTATGATATTCAGGAACAACTTGAATAAATGATCCGGCTTTACTTTCTTTAACGCTGATCAAACTCATGGGTAACTCAATTCCATTAGTGCTGTTTATAACAACACTACTGCTTTCGACTGGTGCAATAGCCATTAGTGTAGCATTGCGCACTCCGTACTGTTTCATATTGGTACGTAGTGTTTCCCAATCAAGTTCTGGAGTAAAATCTGCTAGTTCGTTTGCACCTTCAGCACGTAATTCCCAAGGAAATACGCCTTGGCCGTATCGTGTATGTGTGCTATGCAGACAAGGTCCACGCTCTCGGGCTAACTCAACTGTTGCTTCAGTTAAGTAATAGGCTTGATGCTCCATCCAACTTTTAACATCTTGAAGTGCATCCTTCTCTCCATACTTTAATCCACGCTTGGCATGCCAATAAGCTAAGTTTGTAACTCCGATGCCTAATGGTTGTATTTCATCATTACTTAGTTTGCTTTGTATACTTAGAAAATCTTGATAGTCAAGTATATTGCAAAGACTACGTTGTAAAATTCTACATGCCCTGCGCATGTCTTCCGGATTTCTAAATGCACCCCAGTTGATAGATCCAAGAGTGCATAACGCTATGCGGCCATCCTCATCGTCAAGACGCTTAAATGATTTAGTGGGCAGTAGAATTTCACAGCATAAGTTACTTTGATAGATGGTATGATACTCGGGATCAAATGGTCCTTGCTTCTGTACATTATCGATAAACACAAGATAGATACGTCCAGTATCTGTACGTTCTTTTAATATTCCGCCTTTGAATACTTCCTCCGCTGTCATTGTTTTAGTCCGCAAGTCTGTTCGCTTTTCATATTTTACATACAGTTCTTCAAATTTTTCTGTGTTACGATAAAAGGCTTCATATAAGTCGGGTACTTCATTCGGATCAAAGAAGGTAATGTTTTCTTTGTTCTTAAATCGTCTCCAAAAGAACTTGCTAATGACAACTCCATAGTCCATGTGTCTAACTCTTGTTTCCTCTGTGCCTTGGTTGTTCTTAAGAACAATAAGGTCATCAAACTGATGATGCCAAATGGGATAAAATACAGTAGCACTTGCATTACGAATACCTCCTTGACTGCAACTTCTAAGATCACCGAACCATTTCTTTAAGAATGGTATCATACCAGTGTGCATGATCTCACCGCCTCTAATGGGACTACCCAATGGACGTAAACGGCCGATCTCTAAACCAATGCCAGCACGTTTGCTAGCATACTTGGCCATCATCTCTCCAGAAGCAAATATGCTATCCAGATCGTCGTCACTGCGGATAAGCACACAACTAGAAAACTGCTTAGTCGGAGTGCCAAGGCCAGCCAGCACAGGTGTAGCGAGAGTAAACAGGCCATCGGATGCTGCCTGATAGTATTCTTTAATGTAACGCATCCTTGCGCTATTCGGTTCTTCTTTATGGAACACAGTAGCCGCGGCAATAATATATCTAATTTGTGGAGTTTCATAAATTTCCTTTGTCGCACGATTGCGTACCAGGTACTTCTCTATCAACTGCTCGATAGCCGCATATCCATACTGTTCATCCTTTTCGTGATCCAGCATATCATTCATTTTATTCCAGTCCTCTTCGCTGTACCACTCTAATAATTCGGGCGTATATAAACCTATGTCAACATTACGTTGCACAATAGAGAAAAGGTTTGGAACGGTATACGAACTGTATACATCTTTTCGTAGCATACTCAATCTTTGTTTACCTGCTACGTATTGATAGTTAGTATGACCTACATCCGGATTAGATTCGACATCGATTAGATCTACAATAGCACGTAACGTTATGTTATCAATCTCTGTTGTGGTAATACCGTCATAAAAATGAGGTTGGCTTTTGATTTCAATCATACTCTGACTGACATCGGCAATTCCTTGGCATACCTTGGCAATCTGCGCTTGCCATTTTTCAACTGCTAGTGGCTCTCTTTGTCCACTTCTCTTAATTACTGTAATCTGGGTCATTGTGCTTTCTATGTAATATTTTTATATTCAGGTAGTATTTAGTGATCGATTTTTATCGGCCGAAACTTATTACAAATCGGCTCTTAACTGTTGATTTCAGCCGATTTTTTTTAATTTTTTTAGATGGCTAGACATTATCACGATATAGTTACTAATTATATACGTAGTTTTTGTTTAAGTCTAGGAGTTTGACAATCAAGTAGTGTGCGAATTGACTGTATAAGAATAGTTCAATACACCGGAGTCATTGGTAAGAGTATTGGTATATTGGATAGCTATGGTAGTAGCAACTTGCCCTGCGGCGGCCGTATATAAACTTCCATCTTGTGCCAAATAGACTGCGCTAAATGTTAGTACCTGTGCGATTGAATCAGAACTGTCACTACCTGCGAAGTTATAGTCATCGGATAGCGATATCTGTGAATGATTGATATCTGCGGCTAGATATAGATTTCCTGTTCTGCTAAAACTATTTACAGTACTCTTATAGACATAGTTAATATCATATGAAATAGTACCGTTAGGTGTTCCATATTGATCAGTAGATGCAGGTAATCTAAATAATGTTATCGCCGTATTAATTTGTCCAATCGCTAGACTATTAACTGTTGAATATTGGTAGTAGACATTTCCTGATATTTCTGGAACATACGGATTAGAATTTGTAGTAACCAGATTGTCTGCTCGATCGCTGACGATATTCGAAACTGTATTTCCTACGGTCTTGAAATATATCTGTGGATATAAAGGCAATGCAGGACCTTGATCGTTGTTTCCAACGTCTGTCATTTTACAATTAGTGACAATATTAAATTCGCCACGCTCTAGATATACAGCCTGTTTTCTAACCTTGTTGAATTTACTGTTATTGATAGTAGTTTGCTGTGGACCATATTGTTGTCCTGTTACTGAACCTCCCAGGGATCCTGTTCCTAGGCTAAACCCAATCTGAGCATCATAGATGTAAAAGTTATTGAACGTATTGTTAAGTATGTCTTGTTGCGCATATACCGCAGTAGTGGTATTTCTAATTGATACATTATTGAATACATTATGTTCACAAGTTACGATAGCACTAAAGGCATTAAGAACGATTCCTATATTGCTTGTATTGTAAACCGTAAAATTAGTAGTAGTGCTATCAATGCTTATGTTTTCAAATATTCCATCTTTGACGGAATCAAGTTGCATACCGATATTAGTGCCATTAGGTAAGTTGATGGCAAAATTATTCATCTGTATATATTTAGGTTGATTAGTAGCTTGAAGTCCACTTGTTACATTATAAATGCCTGGACTGCTAGTGTCGTTGACAAATTGAAACATAGGGGATGTATCACCAGTTAGTGGTACATAATTGAAGATAGTTTTTTCAGGACCCGAACCTACGATAGTTGCATAGCTAGGGATGTAGATTGTCTTGCTTATATTATAGATGCCAGGAGCAATTTGTAACACTACTCTGGCGCCTGCACCTGCTACAGTTTGACTGCTGGCTTGATGCGATGGATTTAGAAACAGTGTGTTGATTGCCTGTTGAAACATTGGCGCATTGTCAGTGGAATTGTCGCCCACCATTCCAAAATCTTCACTAGTTACAATATCGTCAAAACGTTGTTGTAAAGTTCTAAATACAGGTGCGCTTGCACTTACTCCTGATTGTATAGTGCTATCTGTTACTTTATATGAATATTGACCAATTGATAGAATATTGCCATAAGTGGAAATATCATTTACAGATAACAGTCTAGTGTTACCGACAAACGGTGCGCCTTCACTAACACTTCCATTACCAATATATAATTCTTGTGTATCCACGGCCCATGCCATTTCACCACTGGCAAGCTGTGGAATTCCTGTTCCTTGAAGGGATTGTCCGCGTCTGACTTGTATGCGGCTAATTTGATAAACGGCCATGAGATATCCTCTATATAGGATATTTATCAGTTCTTACCGTAGTATTCTTCGACTCTATCCCACCAACGGCGTTCCCAATAGCTAAAATCTTCAGGTTTAAGTATGAATTCTTGATACACAGGAGTGTCTATCATCTCCAGCTTTTCGTTCAGCTTGGGTTGTACACACATTAGCACTACACCCTTGCGTATGTTAGTTCCGTGTACTTCGTTATGTGCTAGGGCATAAGCAGTTAATTGTAGATAGTAATCTTCAATCCACTCTTCCTTTTTGGGTTTATTAGTTTGCTTATAATCGATAATAGCTTGTTCATTAAGATGCAAACCTAGTCCATCAGTAGTTCCTGCATATAATCCCGGAAAATACAAAGGAACTTCTACACCCCATATTTCATTTACATTGCACAAGCCTTGCTGAATAACAACTTCGGCCATAGCATGACTCTGCTTACTGTAGGGATTAGTTCCTGGGGGTTGTATTGCACCAGTTTTAACGTAATCCTCTAGGTATTTGTGCATGCGAGTTCCGCGATTGGCAGCTTCAGTAGTGATTTCCTGAGCTTTCTTTTCACCGACAGCCTTACGCCAATTGGCCAATGCGATGCGTTTTTCTTCGGGTTTGGTTCGGTCTAAGATGGTAGTTACACTAGGTACTTTTGATCCATCCGGTGTCGCGTATAAGCGTTTGCCTTCTACACTTTCACGATTTATAGGTGTGTAGACATACCTTTCTGTTAATAGGGTCATACGCTATTATATAACAAATCGACGAGTTGTCAACTATCTTAGAGCTTTTGCTGTGGCACGTTTAGCCATTTTAGCGACTTCTCCTGGCTTAGGAGGTTCGCCTTGCATAGGATGATCGGCTTTCTTGTTGGTCTTGATAACTACACCCTGGCCATCAAATCTAGCTACTAGTTGTTTTAGTACAGGGTCACTTTCCCAACGTGCCGCGAAGCGGTCATAGTCTATATCGGGTGCGCCGTAGTCTTGACCCATCTTATTGATAGCATCCCATGTCATGGGACTTTCGACGTTTTGATTGTTTGCGCTAGATTGGAGAGCCCTTAGTGTAAGAACTAAGGGATCTGCTGTTTCACTAATTACTTTTTTTTTGATGAAGCCAATAACATGCCTAGTCTACGGCTGTAGTCAATTGATTCACGCTTTTCTCTGCCTGTGGCTTCTGGGCCTGCTGGAGGAGCCATTTCTGGGCCTGCTTCTGCGCCTGGTGGAGGAGGATTGCCTCCTGCTGGAACTTCATCTGCCGGTGCTCCCATTGTTGGTGCACCGCCCATTGTTGGTGCTTCACCGCCTGATACTAGTGCTAGTGCGCCTTGTAGTCCCTGACGACTTGTTTCGATAGCTGTATAGATTGCTTCTAGTGCTGGTTTTACAGCGTCTGTATATTGTTGGGCAACATCACTGCCCAATGCTTCTCTTATAGAGTCTGTTAATTCTAATAGCTGTTCAGCTTTCATCTGTGCTGTGTCTTCCAACCAACCAGTGACACGGTCAACCATATCTTTGGTGGCCATGATAACTTCAGCTTTTTCTTCTTCGCCTTCTGCTAGATATACGATATAATTAGCAACATTTTCACTTAGGTCATAACGTGTTGTTAATTCTGCAACAAATTCATCTTCATCGCTTTCGCCTAGTTCTATTCTGTTTAATGCACTATTGATCCAGCTTTCTGGAACGCTGTGTTCTTTTGCTTTAGATTTTAATTTCTGTGCCTGTAGCTTTTTGTGCATTTCTGCTTTCTTGTCGGCCTTTTCATCATGCATGCCTTCTTCAACACAATCGCATGGATCATGATGGCATTTTGAACATTTGCCTTCTTCGCGCTCCATGATCTCTGTATTGATACAGTCTAGCATTACACGGGTCTTTTGATACTGTGGATTTTCGTTAACATTATCATAGTTTTCACTTAGCTCAAGCTGGCTTAATTTTGTACGTAATTTATTACGTGCATCTTCTAACTGAACATCGCTGAACTGTTCAAGGTTTAGTTTGTAACCAAATTGCTTGGCCAAACTTTCGTTTATGCGCTTGCTGGTTAGTGGCTTCGATAATTCTCTGATTTCCATGGTGGTATCCCTAAGCTATTGTTCTAGTATTTATACAAAACTCCACTTAAACATCTTGGCGATTTCTTCTCGATAATAGTCTGCCAACTGCTGTGTATTTTCAAGTTTATTTAACAATACCAAGTATCTGTCAAAATCTTTCGCTGTTTTAATATTGTGCTTATATGTCTGGCTATCACAAAAATTAGCCCAGTATCGATTGTCTAAATGTTTGATTTCGAACATTCTTTCCAGTCTAGTTTGATCGTGGGCTTTGGCAGCCATGATAGCACTGGTTCTGAGGTAGAATTGTTCTATGCAGTCTTTACTATGCATGTTATATAATCCCCAATTTCCTAGAGGATTTTTCATAACTGCATAACCTTTGTAGGTCACTGCGCCGTTTTTGTGGACTGTGATTGGTAGGGTCTTGTTTAGCTCTTGTTCAAAATGAGCGGCAAGTTCAGTTATAACCTGTTTCTGCGGTTTAGTTTTTTTTGTTTTTGTCATTAGCTACTACCATCGGATCCTTATGTCCAATCTTAGTTAGCAAACTTTTACGAATCATGGCTTCGATCTTGAACTGTTCATGCTCGCTGAGGCTACTAACACGCACAGGCTCAGTAAACTTCTTTAATAGTTTACGTTCTTCATTTGTAGTCCAGATCTCAAATCCATCTAGTAATTCGTTGATTTTCATTTTAATCCTGCTATAGTCAACATTTTCTGTAAGAGTATGTCATCTTCACTAAGTGGGCTCATAGTACCGTTATGATGTCTGGCAGCTTTTTCAAAACCTTTATCTCTAACGCTGTCGATAAAATCATCAGTAGGGTCGCCGCCTACATCATGATTGCCTTGGCTGATAAGGTCTTCATCTGGTTCTTCTTCCAGTCCCATATAGTCCAATGCGCGATCAAGCATGCCATGTGTTTTCAAATATTCAGGACTCATACCTTCTTTACCAACTATACGAGCAATAATCTTAGGATCTGTTTTGGCTTCCCATTCTTGGGGGCTTAATACAGGAATTGGATTGCCTTTAGCATCGTGTGGAACATTGCCGCTCTTAACTGCCTCTAGACGTTTTTGCAGTTGTACCTTTTCCCAGGGCTGTGTGGCTTGTTGCATCATTATAGTAAGTTGCTGTTGATACTGTTGGGCCGCAGGATCTGATTCGGAGTCTTCGCTGGTCTGCTGATCATCTCCTCCACCTAGCGAAAGCTGTCCCTTATCAGCCATAGTTTTTATAGCCTGAGCGGCCGCAGGGTCTTTAGCAGTGCCAGCTACAGAACCATCTGGAGCTACGATCTGTTGTGCTCCTGGTAATGGTTTTAGTGTAACTTCTCCGTCTTCTCCTAGTATTTCTTTTATTTTCATTTTAGTTCCTCGAGGCTGAGTTCAGCACTTGTTAATTTATCTATGTATTTACGCAATTTATCAATACTTCCTCTAGCTCTTAGTAGCTTAAAAGACAGATTTTCCACGCTCTGTTCACCGCCCGATTCTAATCCGGCTTTACGGAGTCGTTTTAATTCATCCATTACTTGTCGGCATTGCGTTACATCTCCACTGCGCATGGCCTTATTGATCTTTCCTGAATAGCTACGAGCTTTGCTTTTGATGTCTCTAGGATCAGCTGTAGGTTCCTCGTGATTGGGTTCTCGTATCCATTTATTGTCTAAAACACTAAAAATTCCGGCACTGTGATGAGGCTGGCCTGCAGGTTGCACATATAATTCTACAGGAATGCCTTTTATACGTAGTTTGTATCTATTATTGTATTCTATTTTTTGTGGGGTAAAAGTTTCCTCGCTATTGACTACTAGATGTAGATCTATATCGCTATAGTCACTGTAGTTATAGCCGGCACTAGATCCGCTGACTGTGACGTCCTTAAGACGTAATTTAGGAACAGATAGAAATTCAATAAAATTTTTGGCTATTTTCAACAGCTGATGTCGCACATCTGTGTGCATAGCTGTACCATCCCAAAGTGCTGGGTTTAGCTCGTGGTGATGAGGATTTGGATCGATTAATTCTTCAAAGTTCATTCAGTATTTAACTGAATTATAGGCCTAGGAACTTTAATATGTGCGGAAGATTCATAGTGTTTATCCAACCTGCTCCTGCGGCAAATGCCATGGCGGCTAGTGAATACTTGACCCATTTGTCTTTTACTGATTGTAGTTCTTTGATTTTGCCAGCTAGCTCATCATGCTGTTTAGTAGATTCTTCGCTCATGGCCTTGAGCTTGTCTGCTAACAAATCTCGAGTATTATCTAGACAATCGTGCATGTCCTTGACGCCTATCTTGAGATCGTCGATCTTTTCTTCTATCTGATGTACTTTGGTTTCAACTACAGCTACACGTTCAGGTAGTGTTGCCAGTTGTGATACTGCTTCAGTTTTAGCTATTGCTGTTCGGGCCATTATAGGCTCTCCAATGTTATAAGTCTTGTGCTCGCTCCGAGCCGGGCCTATTCTATGATTGGGTGTGATTAAAAAGTGCCTAGATAATGATTATTTGCCTACAACTTTATTTATTACAGTTGGTATATAATTAACACTAGTGTTTATTTTTGATAGAACGATATATTCTTGCCAGGATTAGCGGTATTGAATACAGCATATTTCTGTTCCATATTTTCGCCTAGTCCGCCTATATAAGGTACTAGGTGAAAGTCCTGTTTTAGTAGACCAATTGGATCTGAACCACTTTCATACAGTGCGTCTCTATCGGTACTGAAATCAAACCGCCATAGATTTAATATTTCATCTGTGTCGAAGCCTACTAGTCGACCTTGTGTTTCTAGCGTAACTGGACTGGTTGTGTATACAACATTCGCTCTAATGCCCAATGTCTGTAAAACCGTATTGAAATTTTGTTCGCGCCATCGTTCTTCATTAGTACGAGGTTGTTTGGTGTGGGTAATGTCCACTAGAGTATAGAGTTTGTATTCCATGATAATATTTAACAGAGGTAAAAAAAAGCCTAGTAAAACTAGGCTTTTTTCCTTCCCATAATATAGAGCTAGCTCTATAATCCCGAACAGGAATAAACTTAAATTAATAAGCTGTTGAACCAGTAGTAACTGTGCTACCATTGAACCATACCGCTGTAACTGTAACGGCAGCACCAGTACCCAAGCTAGTTGAGTTTGTAACTGCTGTTAACAATGTTTGTGCATTTGGGTTAGCAACTGAAGCGGCTTGCATACCTGCACCTTTACTTGCGGCTGTATCGATATAAACACCAACTGTAATTGTACATGTTGCTGTTGAAGTACCTTGTGAACCACCAAAATATGGTACGCCAACATAAGCGATTTCCATCTGTTGTGCAACACCGTTTAGAATAGCGTAAACGTTGCTGTTAGATGGGAACACGTATGTGCTTGGACTTACTACACCAGTTGAATTATCACCGATCTTGTATTCTTGACCTTGTGTGTTCTCGTCTGTTGTGCTTAGATCTGTTGTTGCGTTGTTAATGTTAGCACCTGTACATGCAATAGCAAAGAAAGCTAATTGACGTGTACCAAAGTTGCTGAATGGTGCTAGGGCACGACGATAGTTAGCGGCTACGCCTGTGCTAATTGTACCGTCTGAACCTGTTTGACCTACTAAATTACCTGAATATGTTGGCATTTTATAATCTCCTCGAATTTGCTCAACTGTTCACACTCTGTGAACGACCTTTCTAAAAGGCCTTTGTAATGTTATTTAGCTCAAAATTGAGAAATACTGTCTAATAGACTGTTTTTTGAGATCTAGGTTTGATCTTTAGATTCTTGGATTCGTTTGACGCCACGCTTAAATTTGGTGACATCATTGTTTTTGATACTGCTGAGAAATCTGCGTTCTAGTTCAGCCGCAGTTTCTACATCATAGTTTTCGCGTATCATGTTCATTAAATTTATAGCACTCTGTATTATGTTGCTACCGCGACTTTCGATAACTAGGTCCGGGTCTCTGCTGAGCCCAATCTCGTTAATTTCCTGTAATATGCTACGTGTGCTTTTACGCATTATGTTTCTCTGTTTGAGTTATTTATTGAATTGTACAAGGTCATTAAACTAATATCAAATAGGTTGAAAAATCTCAGTGTTTATACTAATATGCTAAATACTCAGTAGAAACCATGATATATTTCTACTGATATTACACATACACTTAAAAGGAACACAAAATGTTAAAAATCATATCAAACTGGGTCAAAAACCTAGAGCAATCATTTAGTAAGCCACAAACTTACGGCAGTGGATTAGAGTACTATATCGTATCAAACAAGCCACAAAACGCGGCAGATGTAGATCGTCTAACCAAAGAGTACGAGACCAACAGAAATAGTTTTTTCTGGGCAAGGGGGCTTTGAAATGCGCAAATTTCTTAAAGACTTTTACGAGATTATCAAAGCTGTACAGCAAGCTCGTGCAGAAGCTGTGCTTAAAGGTCAGCACTGGATCTAAGTCGTGGCACACGCAGTTCGCAAACTATTGCCACATGAGTATGGCAAGTATCGCACACACCTTAAATCCTTGGATGACGATAGCAAGGAACTCAGGTTTGGCTACACAGCTAGTGACACAATCATTGACCAGCTTTGTAACAAATTCGAAGCCAATCCTAGTAAGCATATTCTTTTTTGTATAGAAAATAGCAATTTAGAACTTGTTGCCGTAGGCCATATTGCCTTAGAAGGCGAAATGGAATTGGCATTTTCTGTACTTAAAGACTATCAAGGACAGGGTATGGGCAACTTGCTTATGAAACGCTGTATTCAATGGTGCAGAACACACAACATACTAGAAGGTTGTATGGTCTGCCTTAGTCACAATAAAGCTATAAAACATCTTTGTTCTAAGTATGGTATTAGTATGACTAATGAACATGGTGAAACATTGGCTACTATCAAGTTCGAGCATCCAGATCTGTTTACTTATGTAGACGAAGCTACAAGTGCTAATCTAGCAGTAGTAGACTGGTTGAGCAAACGCATCACAAAACCTCTTGCTTTTGTAGCATAAGAGATATATAATAGTACAACAACATAAAGTTGTTGCAACACACAAACATACACAAGGAGAAAAATATGTTTAATCAAGCAATCGATACCGTTCAGAACGGCAAAAAAGTAATCGTTAACACATTTGTTAAAGATGAATCAGTTCAAAAAGAATTAGTAAAACTAATCGAAGCACAAACTAAGTTATATCAAGGATGGGTCGACACAACTCTTACACTTGCAGAAACTCTAGTTAAAGTTTATAAAAATCCTTTCGCACAAGGAGCAAAATAATGGCTTTCGAATCACCTAAATTACCGCAAGTACAGTTCAACAAGAACGGCTACGAAATCCGTGCAGACATCCTAGCATTGGCTAAAGAAGCTGTAATCGAAGAATATCACAGCAAGTTCCATGGCTGGGAAGTTTCAGCTTCTAAGGATGAAAAGACTGGACAATTAGTTACTTCGGTAGCCATGCCAGAAGTTCCAGGCCTAGACAAGATCCTAGAAGCCGCACAAAAGATGTATGACTTTGTAAACCAAGGCGTTGCAAAGAAGTAATACATTAGCATAGCTATTAAGTAGGCTGATACTATAAAAGCAAAAAGGACCTTCGGGTCCTTTTTTTACTATCTACTTTCAATCCACTGCATACTGGCTTGACCGTATTGTGTACCTGATGATAATTGTGCGATAGCGATAGTATAAGTTTCACTAACAGTGCCTAGACTTTGACGACCTAGTTGGAAAGCAATAT